CGCGCGAAGCGCCAGCTTAGCCCAACTGAACGAGGATGCGATCACTGCCCCCTGCGCGAAACGTGGCCCCGCCTCACATCCCCACGCATGCCTGCATGCGGGAACACAGACGACCCCGACATCTTAGTGCTTGGCGAGGGGCCGGGCGAGGAAGAGGATGCAGAGGGAGAAGTGTTCATAGGCAAGAGCGGCAAGCTCCTGCGCCAATTTATCCCTGGTAGGTTTCGCGACCGCTTAGCATTCCAAAATGCTGTGCGTTGCCGCCCAGACGACAATCAAACGCCTGACGCTGCCGAGCTACATGCATGCAGCATTCACGTCGACGCTGACATAAAGCAGCTAGGCGTTGGTTATATCCTCGGCGTTGGAGGTGTTCCGCTCTCCCGCTTCGTGCGCGGCAAGACAGCATCCATCCTTGCGATCCACGGCGTGCGCTTCCCCGTCGAGATCAACGGTGAGACGTTATGGTACTACCCTGTGATGCACCCCTCGTTTGTCATGCGTATGGGCGATAGCAACGAAGGGCGGGGTGAAGGTCCTGCGATGCCTGTGTTCCGCGCTGACATGAAGCGCTTCTTTGCGGAAGTCGACTCATGGCCGCGTCCAGTCATCACGCCTATGAGTCCAAAGGATGTGCTGCTACCGCGGACGCGCGATGAGGCCGAGGCGCTGCTCGCTAAGATGCATGCTCCGGTCGGTCTTGATCTTGAAACGTCATCGCCGCATCCAGACCGCGTACCAAAGCCCTATATGATCGGCGCCAAACTCGTATCAGCAGCAATTAGTGACGGGAAGACAACCTTCGCGTTCGCAGTTGACGGTAACGAATGGGGACTGGACTTCCTGCTACAAATTGCAGAGGAGCACGAATGGATCGCGCAGAATGCCAGCTATGAGCTAGCCTGGCTGATCTACATGTCGCAGACAATGCGGCGCAATCGTCCGCTCAAACGATGCCAAGATACCATGGCGCTTGCGCGCATTTACCATCAGCGCGAAACTCTCCTGTCGCTCGCTGCGATCTCGCGCATACATCTCGGCGTTGATGTCAAACAGATCATGGAGATCAACACAACGCGTCTTGATGCCTACCCAATCGAGGAGGTTTTGCAGTACAATGGGTTGGATGCACTAGCAACAGCCCTCATCCATCGCAAACTGCATAAGCGCGTCGACCCCATGCTGTACGAGCAGATCATGGGCCGCACATACTCTGTCGTTGACATGGAGCTTGCAGGCCTGCCTGTGTCGATTGAGGTAGCTGAGAAGCTAGCGGTGAAATGGAAAGCTAAAGCAGATGAGGCTGAAGAGGCTGCTAAGAAGCTGCATGAGGTACGCGCTTATGAGGCCGCTGCGCAGGTAGCATTCTCCATCAGCAAGCCAGCGCAGGTCGGTGAAGCGCTTGTGCTGCACGGCAAGATCAACCTGCCGAAGACCGAGAAAGGGAAGCAGTACAACACGAAGGATGAGATCCTCAATGCGGAGTGCCCCGATCATCCATTAGCGAAAGCAGTGCTGAGTTGGCGTGAAGCAACGAAGGTGCGTTCGACCTATACGCTGTGTGTGATCGAGGTGCCAACCATCTACAAGGATGGCATGCTGCATCCCGGTTACAACACAATGCTCGTGTCGACCTTCCGCTTGTCGTCAGACGACCCCAACATTCAGAACTGGCCGAAGCGCAGCGCTGCGACGCGTGAGGTACGCAGCATGATTGAGGTGCCAGAAGGTTACGTTCTCGTCCCAATGGACCAGGGGCAGATTCAGGTACGCATTATCGCAATGGCGTCTGGCGACAAGAAGCTGATCAAGAATCTCGTTGAGGGGCATGACACGCACACAGACTGGCTGAACAACACGATCGACATCTATCCCGACTACATAGACCGCCTCGCGCAGAAGGTCGGCGAGAAGGACGAGAAGAAGATCCGTAAGTACGGCCGCAATATCATCAAGACAGACTTCGTCTTCTACAGTCTGTTCGGCGGGGGATACAAAGGCATCGCGCGCACAACAGGCATCCCTGAGCGCCTATCAAGGGAACTGCAAGGCGAGTTCTTCCTCGAGTTCAAAGGTGTGAAGGACTGGCAGAATAGGCAGCGCAAGCAATACGCGGACACAGGCTCGATCACCGGACTGTCTGGTGAAACGCGCCATGCAATCTTGTGGGGCAATGAGCCGCTTAACACGCCGATCCAAATGGGCGAAGCGCAGATAGTCCTTGAAGCGCAAGCTGAGTTGGCGACGAAGGCGCGTGAGACCGGCGACAAGCACTACCTACCGCGCATCAGCGTGCATGATGACCTGACCTTCATACTACCCGATGACAACCGGCTCATGGGGTATATTGAGGAGATAGCTGAGGTCATGCTGAAGGTGCGCTACGACTGGCAAATATGCCCCTTGAGCTTGGAGGTTCAGCTTGGCACCAACTGGGCGGACCTAACTGAGGTCCATACGTTCACGGGGGACTATATGAGATGAGTAAGATTCCTGAATCTTATCGCGCCATGGATCGCATATGGTTGATCCAGAAGCATCCGTCCGACGACAGGTATCGCGTCTGGACCTACGAAGACGATATCGACGGTCCAGCTAATGCTGTGCTGTTGAATGGCGCGACAAGTACATCGCTCGAGCAAGCAGGCGAAGACGTGCTGCACAATATGTATGGCGCTACCAAGCGCCAAGAACTTCGCTTGGAAGATGAGCTCAAGCTTGTCCGCAGGCTAAGCGGCGAGATTCGCACAGCCATCGACAACCCGCGGATCATTGGGCGTTTCATGCGCTCTTTGGAAGCAACGGCTGAGCTCGAGAAGGAGCCGCGCTTTGATGAAGTAGAATGGAGTCTGCCACGGCAGACCGTACAAGCATTGGCGCAAGCCGAAGCGCAAAACATACTGTGCGCTTTGCCGCCTACTGCCTTGGTGTTTAGGCAGCACTCCGGTGCACTACTCAACGATATGGTACATGCATGGAACGCCACATTTTACAATGGGCGCCTATGGGACAAGCAGCAGGTGGATGCTGCCAGTCAAGCCATAGGGTTGCCGCAGGGGCGCTGGCGGTGCTGGATCAAAAACTGGAGCAATCCTGACATTGCTGAGCAACTGCGCACCTTCAAGTTCAAAGGTAAGCTGTACTGGTGCGCACGGGCATCAAAGCATGCAATCCCAGAGGGCTACGTTGAACAGTTTGAGCGTCCAACGCGCCCACGGACTAAAGACCGTTACCTGAACGGTATGGGTTTGGTGCGCGATGCCGCACAGCACCAATTAGATCTTATAGCACGAAACAAGATGCCTGAGCTGCATTTCAAGCTTGCGCCTAAGTTCAACCAGCGCCTCGCCGCCAAGATCGATATCTGCATGCAAAAGACATCTGGTGCTATACCTGCGAAGGTCATATGCGAAAGGGTCGGCGCGAGGTCACCTACCAACAAGCGCCGCGTATACAATATCCTCGCGCGCTTGGCCGGAGAAGGCTACATCCAACTTGGTAAGGATGGCTTCTATACCTTAGCGTCGCGCGCATGAGCGACTGGATTCCACCCGAGACAGGCGGCAGCTTCGTTGCGCTGCCTGTCTCTGCTGTGCGCGATGCAGCACATGCAACGCTCACCAACATTGATCAGCATCGCACCGAGCTGCATGCGCAAGCGATTGAAGCGGCCCAAAGCGGCTGGTTCGGCAAGCGCTCAAAAGAACGAGCGGAACGACTGTATCGGCAGACGCGCCTACATCGTGCGAATAGCAACTGCTATTCAGAACACTACTCTGCCGCTGCGCAATTGTATGCACTGACAACCGCTGCGCTGCGATTGCAAGCTGATGATGAAATGATGGTGACTGTGGCCGACTTCCGTATGATCGGCAGTGCGTGGCTCAAACTCCACGAACCAGCCAGTACCAGTAACAAGGAGTAGCATTGTGGCAAAGCGTGCGCGGGTTGCAGTCGAAGATGATGAGGTTCTCCAAGAAGCACCGCCGATCAAGGTCGCCGAACCACTGATCACTGCTTACCGCCCGCAGATGTGGGGGGAACTCATTGGGCACGAGGAAGCGATCCCCAAGCTTCGCCGCACGATCCAATCAAACAGCCATGCACATGCATATTTGCTGGTCGGGCCGTCTGGCGTCGGGAAGACAACGATTGCCCGCCTAATCGCACAGGAGTTCGAAGCTGAAGTGCTGGAAGTCGATGCTGCGACCTACAGCGGCAAAGACGAGATGAAGCAGCTCATCGAGACCGGCCGCCACATGTCGCTATCAGGTGCAGGCAAGCGCCTCATACTCATGAACGAGGTGCAGCGGCTGTCAAAGGCTGCATGGGATGCGCTGCTGACAACGCTCGAGGAACCCCCGCCGCATCTCTACTTCGCGCTGACGACGACTGAACCAGACAAGGTGCCGGATGCTGTCAACACACGCTCCTATCGCGTGCTGCTGCGATCTGTTGGACACAAGGACATTGAGACGCTCCTCGAGGCTGTCATAGCAGCCGAAGGGTGGGAAGTCGTTGACGATGTGTTTAATGCAATCGTCAACGCGTCCAATGGTCAACCCCGCCTCGCGCTGTCAATCCTACAGTCGGCGTACGATGCTGAGTCAAGCGATGAGGTTACGCGCATTGCAGGGCTAATCGACCAGGACAACAGCCCGCTGATCGAGCTCTGCCAGTTCCTGATTGCAGGCAAGACGAACTGGGAACTCATTCAGCGCATGCTGCAACGCGTCAATGACGATGACTACCAGCCCGGCCTGACGATATGCGGGCGTTACATCGCAGCCGTTGCTATCAAGTCCGAGAACGCATCGACTGCACAACGCGCGCTGTCGCTCATCGAGGCATTCGCGGCGCCAGCAGCGACATTCGACCCCAAGGTGCAGTTCCTCGCAGCAATCAGCCGCTATGTATGGAGTATGAAATGACGCGCGAACAAAAGGTCATCTTTGACCGACTCAAGGCACGCCTGACTGTCAGTACGTTGCATCTCGAAGAAGACCTCATAGAGCTGCCAATGTTCGTCATGGAGATCGGCGAACACCATGCGGATGCAATCAAGGAGCATGGCGCGGCTGAACACGAACTCGAGATCGTCGAGGCTGATGTCGCTGACCTGCTGCGCCGCAAGCCAATTCCCGCTCCTACCAAAGCGAGCGGCGACACAGCGACAAAGACGCGTTCTGAAGCGCAGATCAAAGCAGAGTTACCGCTGCATGAGAAGGTGATTGACGCAGCCACTGCTGTCGCTAACGCGGCGCATGACGTCGCATTGTGGCGCGCATTGCAGGATGCATCGCGCACAAAAGATCGGGCAGTACATCGGGTAGCTGAGCTTGTCATAACTGGCTACCTCACAAAGGACACGGTATATAAGGAGGGACGGCGCAATTTGAATGAAGCGCGTCAGCGCAGGACAAGGGAACGAGAGGCAACGTGATCTCAATCGCAACCGTCAGCGCGGTGCTAGCAGCAGTCCTTGTTGGGCTGCTGCTTGTCTACCTGGCGTTTCGGCTTGCGGGGGCCGCTTGGTACCGCTCCAAGCAAGAGTTCAGTAACCCAGGTACCGTGACGACGACCAACAACGAGGAGTAGACTATGCCATACCGTTATCAGGAACGTTCAAAGCAGGATTGGGACAAGCGTCGCAATCAAAAGGTCGGCGGGGACTTCCAAGGCGTCATCCTCAGCGACTTCCCAGTCTACAAGGTGCGTGACGGCGCCAACAATGTCCGCATCTTCCCGCCGACATGGGATGCGCCCGACCACTATGGCATGGACGTCTTCATTCACAACAACGTCGGCCCTGGTCGCGCTGTCGTGCTTTGCCTGCGCAGCCACAAAAATCGCAAATGCCCGCTATGTGAAGCGCAGGTCGCGGCGGACAAGGACGGCGACGAAGAGTCCGCAAAGGCGCTGAAGGTCAATCGCCGTGTGCTCGTCTGGATCCTCGATCGCGATGACGAAGCAAAGGGACCGCAGCTTTGGGCGATGCCGGCCAGTCTGGACAAGGACATCACCAAGGCGACTGAAGACCGACAGACGCATGCGACTCTCAACATCGACGACCCAGTCGAGGGACATGATGTCTACTTCGACAAGGAGGGCAGTCGCCTGACGACGAAGTACAACGGCGTGCAGGTTGCACGACGACCGTCAAAGGTTGCCGGCAAGTGGATGGAATATGTCGTCAAGAACCCGCTCGATACTGTTCTGCGTTGGCGCAACTACACGGAAATGCTCGCGCTATATGAGGGCGGCACAGCGGACGATGACGACAAGGACGATGATCGTCCAGCGCGCGGACGTTCTCTCGACGCTGCT